TGCTCTACAAACCATAATAGAAGACTATCAAAATAATTCTAACGAAGTAACTTATGACGCAGAAAAACAAAGATTTTATCCTGTATTAACTAGGGACATATCTGTAAATAAAGCAAATAAAAAAGCTTTAGGAGAAGAAGCACCTGAGATAGGGGATGAAATAGACCAAAACGGTACAATATATAAATGGAACGGTAGTACATACGAATAGGAGTAATTATGCCATTTGATCCAAATCAACCTTTTACAAAAGTGAATAAGAAACCTGCATTTGATCCAAATCAATCTTTTACAAAAGTGAGTAATAAGAATAAACCTAAATTTTCTGACGATGAGTTTGTTAACAAAGCTACAGAAAGCTATATGAAGGCTGTTGATTTTGTTGACAGAAAAGTGACTGCTGCTATAGCTGGTATTAATAGTATTATACCTTTATCAGACCAGATTATAGCTGTTAGTAAGACTGCTAGACAATTAGCTTCTGGAGAAATCAGTACATCTCAAGTAGCAACAGAATTTACTAAAAACGCTAAGGAAATAACAGAGTTTCAAAGACAAACTATAGTAGATAATCCTATAGCTGCGGGTCTAGGACTTGGAGTTGGAGTATCTGCTGAAGCAGCCACTACTGGCGGAGTAAGCCCAGTAGCAAGATTTATAGGAGCATCAATTCAAAATTTTGGAATAACTGCCGGAAAAGCTGTAGCAGAAGGTGAAGAATATGACGAAGCAGCTAAACAAGGACTTCAAATAGCAGCAGCAGGATCGGTCTTAATGGCTACTCCTTCTGCATTAGGGGCCGGAGTTAAAAGTATTGGTAAATTAAAAGATAAAGCTATGAAAGCTATTACAGGCTTAGACGCTGAAGAAAGAATTGGTAGAAGTACTTTAAGTCTACTAGGAGCTAGTAAATCACAATCCGTTAATCTAATAGACGATGCTCCAGAATTAGCCGATACTCTAGTAAAGTCCAGAATTATAAGAAATGGATTTGAGCCAAAAACACTTATGCACAAAAGAACAGAAGGTGAATTAGTAGACACAGCTAAAAAAATAGTTCCTTATTATGACGATATAAAAAATCCTGTAACGGATTACGAAATAGCACAAAGAATAAAAGCAAAAGCTATTAAACTACACTTAGAGAACCCTAGAAAAAATGAGGTTTTAGTAAAAAGGCTACAAAAAGAAGCCTCTAAGGTTATAGATGATGATAGAATACTTCCTGCTAAAAAAGCTTGGGAAGAACGAGTTGAATGGGATACTGAGGCATTTAAAAAGTCAAAGGCGTTTACAAAGAGCGGTAGTGAAAGTGCGTCAATAAAGAGTGATGTAGCTAGGACTTATAGAGATAGTGTACAAGATATATTAGACAAAAGAGTAGCACAAGAACAAGGAGAACCTGCATTAGAAGGACTGAAAGAACTTAACACCTCATACTCTAACCTAAATAAAGTAAATACGCTAGTTAAATCTGGACAATTTGATAAACAAACTGGAATGTTAGATAAGCTTACAATTGGTGCTGTAATGACTGCACAAAGAGCACCATTTATAGCGGGTGCATTCTTTGGTGGAAGGGAAGCAGTTAAATTTTTGGGGCCACGTAGATCACTGCTTCCGAAAAAACCAAAGGGTAAATTTGCACAGCTTCTAAACGAAACTACTTCGGTACCATTATCTCAGCTTAACAGGAAGTAATAACCTATTACTAGACATATACCGACAACTACTCCTAATAACACTAACATAGTTATATCCTCTTATATCTAGTTTGATTACCTAGTTTGCCGTCTTTTTTGTAGACTTGGTACTTAGCATATATACCTTCTACTTTACCTTTAAGTACTCCATCCTCTATATCATCTCCATCTTTAGGAATGTCTACGTTAGACACAGTAACTTCTGCAGTTTTCCCAAGTCTTTTTAGAATATCATCTCTTTTAGTATCTAACAACCTATAACCTTTTTCAATTGACTTAAGAGAATTTTCTAACCTACCAATTTCCATCTTTGATAATTCGTTACTCATTTACTCCTCCTTTAAAGATCTAATTATTTCATTAACTATACTGTCTACAGTCTCATTACTACTAGACTTCTCAATCTGCCTACACAGAATAATAATAAGTCTAATTGCCATTCTCTCGGAAATCAGTTTGTTAATCAGAGTACCAATTAACGAAACTCCTGCACTACTTAACGCTCCTATAATCATAGCAGTAATTGTTGGTGGTATCATTTTTCCTCCTTTTTAAGTAACTTAGCCTCAAACACCTTACGAACATCTTCAAACTTCATATCATTTACGCTGTTCATTACGAAATTAACTAGCTTCTTGAATATCTTCATTTCCCTAGATTTCTCCTTAACTATTAACTTTCTACCTACTTCTTCAACTACTAGAGCAGTATAATCAGCTCCATCTTTGAATGCATTAGCCATTAAATCAATAGCTTCTTCTTGTGTAAATTTCTTAGTCATTAGTATCCTCCTCAAATATAAGCTCTGCCATTTCCTCTAAATCATTAGCATTGTAACCACACCATGCACAATAACCAGAAGATACTGCCATAGCATAATTCTCTAAACCACACTCAAAGCATTTAATCATACACCTTTTTCCGTTTTTGTTGACAAAGCCAAAACCTTTCCCTTTTACAATATCATCATTATCACTCATTACTACCTCCTTTGTAAACCTTCCCATTTCAATATAATCTGAGCTATCCCAGAAGTAGGGTATTTCTCAGTAACAAACTTCTTATAATAATAAGATAATTCGGATATGTGCTTACCTACATGTTTACCGCTAGGCACAATCCAAGGATCTTTAACTACACATTTTTTCTTAACTGCTGCTATCATACCAGACTCAGAATCATACATACCTGCTTCTAAGCTATCTAATAATAGTTGTGGGTTCTTTAGGTATCTAGCAGGAAACTTCTTTCTTCTTATCATTTCATATAGATTAGCACATCCTAATTTCTCAAGCCTATCTGCTACTATACATAATTTCTCAGTCCAGGTATACTTGTGACTCATTTTAGGTTCATCTAAAGCTTCCATAATTTCCAGTTCATCAAATATATCTAGTTCTACTTTAATTCCAGCTCCCTCATTTAGAACATACTTTATTAACTTCTGATAAGTACCTTTTTGTATAGTAGGAGCTGTGCCTACCATGTATATTCTACAGTCTTGTTTACTATGTTCTGGTTTAACGCTATCTCCGTCTTGAGGTCTAGCTCCTCTACCAGCTCTTTGCATGAATAAAGTAGGTGATTTAGTGCCATAAGGCATCATTATTACCTCTAATTTATGGCTATCAAACCCCGCAGATAGTACATTACAGGTGGTTAAAACGTTCAAATCACCCTCATTAAACTGCTTTAATAGCTTATCTCTATGTCTTCCTTTAATATCTCCTAGTATAGCTTCAGATTTTATACCTTCCATTTCAAAAGCATTCCTAGCTAACCTAGCCTCTTCCATTGTTCTAAAGAATACTACTGCTTTCTTACCTAATTCAAACTCTTTATACATAGCTACCATTTTAGCTACTCTAGACTCAGAGTCGGCTTCATTCATTGCTGTTTGTATAAGCTTCATAGGTACTAATCTCTTGGCATCTATTAACTCTTGCATGGATATAGTATGGCTAATATTATCAAATAGGTCTGTAATCAATTTACCTTCTCTAAATGGAGTAGCAGTAAATCCTATTATCTGAGCTTTATGTTGTTGTACTGCCTCCTTAAACATTTCTGTGTCTAATAGATTATGTATTTCATCTCCTATAATTAAACCTACTCTTCCTTCATCTTCATATAACCATCTAACCATTTTCTTAGCTTCTTTAGCGGATTGAACAGTAGCTATTACTATTCTACTATCGCTCATAGGATAATTTTGACCTTGTAATACTCCTACTGATAAATTAGGCATTCTAGTTTTAAACCTATTATAAGTCTGAGATGTCAATATACTTAATGTAGATAATACTAATACGTTCTTAGTAGGATTTAACTCTAAGTATCGTCTAGTAATATCTATAAATGATTCTGTTTTTCCCGAATTATGTATGACTATACCATTAGCTACAAAATTATGATGAGGATCTTCACATTGAATATCATAAGTATGCGCTACTTTATACTTATAAATACAATGATATTTACTGTACTTAGGAACTCCTTGATTAAAGTTTTTATGATTACCATGCAATTTCATATGATCTTCTATTTTCAGTAAGCATAAATTACCAATCTCATTGTTGTAATGATTTCCATCTAAGTGATGTATATGATAAATTACTGGATTTACGTATCTGTTATGAAATTCTTCGTAGATATACCTATGTACAGGTATTCTATAATATACTCCGTCCCTGGTTGAATTAACTTTTACAGCATAAGGATGATTTTTAGAAACATTTATATAGCTGTCTCTAGGTTTGCTTTTTCTATACTCGCTTTTTTTAGGTTTTAAAGTGTCACACATAATCTCATCGGTATACTCTAAGTCAATTAATGAAATAAATCCTCTTTTTGTCATTATTTTATGTTCTGGCGTAGCAACAATAGATTTTCCATTTTTCAATAATAATTTATATGTTGGTTTAAAGCCACTATATACTATATTAATTATTTTATGGAGTTGTATTGAATCTCCAGATAACGATCTAACATAAGTAGGAATATCTCTATCCCATTTCTCATTTCCTGGACACTCATTATGAAATCTTTTATAAGCTTCCTCTATACCAAGGCTAAATCCTTTCTTGGCTCGATTAAAATTAATAATAGTATCTCCTAGTATGCATCCAGTAGGATTCACTACTCCAATAAGCTTTAAACCCTTACTAAGATCATTCATTACATTATCACTACAGTCCTGTTGATATTTTCTAAGCTCCATCTTCTTCTCCAAGTTTTTGATTTTTTAATAACTCAGCTTTGTAATATTCGGGAAGTCCTCTAATAACACCCCTACTAATCCTTTTCCAAGCATCCTTAAATAGTAATTCTTTTATCTCTTCTCCATATTCACTAAGTATATCAGTACATACCTCCTTTAATAATAATGATATATCTTTAGGACTATCGTCTAACTTTCCTTCGTCCCTTAAATGCTGAATAGATTTTTCCCATCTAGCTTCTGTTTTGTATATTTCTATTATATTCTCTAACATTGTTTGCTTACCAGGATTTCTATTCTTCCAATCTTTTCCGTGCTTTTCTTTAAATTCTTCAGATACATATTTAGCCATCATAATTTTATGAAGCATTGAGTCAAATTTATTATAGTTTTTGACCACAAATCCTTCTATATTATGTCCGCCTAAAAATGATTCTGTTTTTAAGAAGTCCATAAGAGTGTCTAGATTAGTTACTTTACCTTTGTATAATATAGGGACTATTTCTAATCCTATTCGTTTTGCTTCTTTTTCTTTGTCTTCCCTTGATAAATAACTTTGATTTTCTATATCAATATCAAATATAACAATATGCTTTTCAGGTATTCTATCGTATTTTATAGTATTATGTTTTGGTTTACTGAGGTATTCTCCTCTATAAGTATAACCTTCAGTAAGTATAGGCAGCAATTCTTGCGATGTAATAACGGCTTTAGTAAATAGTTTCTCGGGATCTTCTATAATTAATTGTTTTCCTTTAGACCTACAGAATAATTCATCATCTTTCTTTCCGAATGAGAACTGCGATCCATCTACTTTCTCTTCAACTATTACTTCATCTGCAAATATCTCAGTTACTATTTTATGCCCTATAGCATAAATCTTAGAATAAGAATTTATCATCTATTCCTCCTTTATCCCATATTCTTTCTTTATTTCATCAATAGCTTTAATATCTATAAATCCCTTTGCAATGCCTTGGGTTATTGAAAGCTCCTCTATAAAAGTGCTGGTATATTCTCCTAATATCTCAAGCACCCTTTTAATAGTTTCTTTTTGGGATTCATCCAGGGATATACTAACACAAGTACTGCATAACCCCTTGGTTAATGTTTTGTAGCATCTATGACAATTCACACTTCCTCCTTACTGCCCAGAATTTATTCTCATATCGTTTAGTTTAAGAAACTCTTCTAAATCTAACACTACTTTCCAATCTTCATTATTACGGCGGAATATTACAATTGGAGGTAGACCTTCGATCTTACCATTTTCAATTGCTTGCTTAAAAGCAGCATGAATATTGAGTTTCTCTACTCTCTTTATCTCAGGGGTATACGGAAATACTTCTCTAGCAGCTTTACTCATTATAAGGTCACATCCTTGCGCTCCCATAGATCTAGACAGAAAATCCTCCTTTAAAAAATCGTATCTCTTACATAATTTATTCTGTATTTCTTGCTGGCCCAAACGTCCTTTTTGTTTACAACTACTTGTTTTCATTTTTTGCCTCCTGTAAAAGGGATTGTGTATCTAGATCCCATCCAATCTTTCTTGTCAATTTTCATATTATCAAACATACTAGGGGATTTTAATAGTTTTACCCATTCCTGTTTACCTTTATGCTTTCTCCACTTAATATATACTTTTCTCCATCTTTCTCTAAATTCTCTAGGCCTTCTTCTAAATATTCTATTTCTTTGTTTTGAAGTAAATCTAGGTGCCAATCCGTACAGTAAATATTCCTTCAATATTTTGTCAAAAGACCTCATTTGTATTTATCTCCTACTCTCTCAATGTGACCTATATCATGGAATGTTTGGTCGTTAGTCTTAAAATCACTATCCCAATCAGCTCCACATCTTATCTTAATACCCATTTCTTCAGCTATTCGTATGATATATCCTACAAGCATATAAAAACTACCCTTATCTTCCCAATCTATAGGATAAGGAGCAATGTCTACACCATTTGAAGGGGTCTTATTATGAGCACTTTCTGGATAAGGTAGCTTACTTTGCCCAGTTTCAAATAAAGTATTCTGGTCAAACGCTCCTCTAGTTCCACAAACAACTTTAAAATTAACCCTTTTTATTGCTTCGCTTAAAAGCTTTTTTAATTCTGGATGTAAGGTTTTTAGTTGTGCCTTTGACCCTTCTCCAAAAGTGTATCCTGGGAATAATTGGCCCTTGTCCGAAGATAACTTCTTTAATGCTCTTGAAATAATGCTTAACAAGTTTAACAGTAGAGAGATCATAAAATTTACTCCTTCTATAGTTCTCATTTCTGATTTTAGTTTTCATAGGAAATCTTTGCTTATGTGATTTTCCTTGTACGTCCATTATATAGTCAGTATTGAATTTATTGTTAGTCTCTATTAGAGGGTTTTTCATAAAGTCAACTCTTTTAGACTCCATATCTTCCTTTGCCTCTTCCTTAGTTTTACCAATACCTATAATTTCCATACCATAAGCATTTATAAACTTCCTACACTCATATAACCCAGTTTTTGGATTTCTGTATGCCATATTATTCCTCCGGCGAAAAAGTACATAACTCTTTTACACAAAACTCTTTCATAACATCTCTTAATCTACTAGTTGGACCACACCCTATTGAATAGGGATAACGGTACGTACTGTGAACTGTCTGGATGACTCCTTTTTCTTCTCTACCCGTGTAATTATCGTAACTTAAGATTAAATCTATTATCTCATCTTTAGATAATCCATGATTTTTAAAAAACACAGAAAGTAACCATACACAGTAGTGTTTTAGTCCATCAGGAGGTCTTTTTTCTAGGACGTGTTTTAGACAAGGGGGGGTTATCCTCAACACAGCCTCTTTAGTATATTTATGCTCGACTTCTTGAACAACAGCTTTCTTCAACTCTTCTTCAACTTCAGATTTACATATATTAATGATATAACCTGTGTAATTGTAGTTCAATCTCGACATATCGCATTTAAATTCGTCGTTAAGCTGAGTCTTACATTTATCTCCTTTTGGATTATAAGTATCGGGTATTCTCCACATCGTTCTTGATTTGTACATACCTTCATCCCATGATTTACCCATAGTGAAATGATCCTTAAGTACCTTTTTAGCGACGAGTTCACAATGGGGGTGTTCGATAGTGATAGGTAAAACTACATGATAGCCCTTACTACCACTATACCATATATTAGGATATACATTAAATTTCTTATGCACTTCGTAGAATAAGGACTTAGAGTCTTTAAGAGCATCCTCTCCGTCAAAATCAGCGTAGAGAGGGCACGTTTTGTTTTCAACGTTTATATCATAGCTTTGGACGGTATAGAAATTGTTCTCATTAGGATAGTTTTGTATCCTTTCTTCTATCTCATCCTCTGCCATGAACTCCCAACTAGAGAAGTTATTTATTCCATGCGTGTAATAACGATAATTCATTTATCCCTCTTAGAATTTAGGTTTATCTTTTCCTGCTTTTGGAGCATCTTCTACTACATCATTTACTACAGCGTCAGACTCTAAAGACCTAAAATAAATAGGGTTTTGTCTGTCGTTTTCTGATTCAAAAAACTCTACTTCAAATGCTGTGCCTATTAATCCTGGTAGTCTTTTCTTGAAATTAGTAGCTAAGTCTTCACTTCTACCGTCTTCAATTTCTGTTAGTGTCCATGTTTTTAGAAAGCCTTGTAGAAATTTCTTAAATGTGTATGATGCTTTATCTCCATCTTTATTATGCGTCCACATAGATATACTATGGTTCTTACCTTCATGCTTACCACTTACTACTGTAGCGTCTAATGCATAGAATGTTTTACCACTATCTAATTTGATTTCTTTTACTTCTTTAAGAGCAAATTTAATAGGCGTGTTACCTGGAAATGTTAACCTTTTAAATTTCTTCTTATCTCCCTTTTTACCTGTGTCTTCATTTAAATCATCAATGTTAAAAAAACTCATTTAAACTCCCTTCTTAATTTTTTTCTTACTGTTAGCTGTGTCTTCTATATTCTTTTTAAAATAGTCTGCTATCCCTTTATAGGTCTTTTCTAAATTGCCATAATCAATATCAAACTCTCTTCTCATAAACCCATATCTAGTACCAGCATGAGCAGCTACTCCATGTTTAAATGATAGTTTAGCTGAGTCTTCATCAGTAGCAGGTACTATCCATCCAGTTAAATCAACCTTACCGTTAATGAAATCAAATGCTCTATTTTTCATTGTTGGAAATTGTGTTTGTACAGTTCTAGCGTTCAATTGTATTTCTTTGTCTTTAGTGTGAGTTATGAATGTTACTGGAAGTATTCCAAAAAGTCTATTAACCATTCCTCTAAACTCTTCTGCTTGTTTTTCCCATCCAGATCCATAAGGTAAATCAGCTAATGCTTCTACTTCATGTTTGTTACAGATATACTTTGTACACATATCATCAAGGTCTGATATAAGATCGACTACTATGCATGAGTATGTCTTTCTAACTTCATCTTTATTCTCTTCTAGATAATTTAATAATGAATGATAAACTACTTCTCCATCAGAGTTAGTAAAACCTATTAATTGTCTCCAATCTTTGATAGGCTCTTCTGTAGCAGTAAAAACTTCTAGTGCTCCTACTCCATCTTCAGTCATCAAAAATAAAGGTTCTTTCTTTCCAGTTCTCATTACACTAGCTATACTTGTCTTTCCCGTTTTTGGAAATCCATAAATCAGCTTGTTTAATTGTGTAAAGTCTGCTTTCTTTTCATTCTTCTTAAATACTAAGCTCATACTTTCTCCTTTTTAAGTTCTTCTTCTCGACTCCAAAACATATAAAATAGCTCTTGTTCCATTAAAGGTACATCATGCCTAACTACCTTAGTCTTCATGATGTGAAACAAAGCTCTTTCACAATCAGCACAATCATAATAATCATTGTCATGTAAGATGTAATTATAAATATTAGCTTGTATTGCATAATGATTAAAATTACAATCGTGCAGGTTAGATAAATTGCCTAATCCTTTAGAAAACTTATTGTACTTAGTGATCTTTTCATTAGTCTTCCAATCAAATATAGCTAATTTACCTGTCTTTTTATTTCTCATTACAAGATCTATAGTACCACTTATCCTTAATATAGGATGAAATACTATCTTTTCTGTCTCTACTAGTTCATAATCCTTTAATAACATAGGGATAAACTCTCCTACAAGCCTAAAATACTTTTCTTCTGCTTTGTTTGATGGGGATGGTAAAGGTTCATTCTTTAGCATCTTTTCTGCAAACAGATGTACTTTAGTGCCTATATCACAAGCATTGTCTCTCTTAGCCTCCCATGCAGCTAGTATATCACTCTTAGTCATACCTGAATACTTCTTACTCCCTACGCATTTTTCAGCTATCTTATCCTTATCAAATATAGGAAAGAAAGACTTAAGAAAGGAAGTAGTAGGTCTGTAAATATTTTTTAAATTATCAATGTATGTATGCTCTTTTTCGTTAAAGGTTATAGTTAAATTCTTATGTGTTGCTTTCATTAAACCTCCGTCAACTTAGCTATCATCCCGTGTAAAAAACTAAAAGACTCCCGCTCTATATGAAAGCCAATGTCTTCTAAATGATTCATTAATTCTAATTCGTTTTGAATTAATCTAATTAAAAACTCCGTTTGTTGTTTTGTTAGACCATTCATTTAACCTCCTTAGTTAAAAACGTAAGTATTAATATCATAACAACACAGTACGCTCCCATAATTATACTTATAGTATTGTGGGCAATTGAGTATATGTAAATGTTAAATAGTCCTAACGCAAACCAAAACCATATTCTCTTAACCATTTTCTACCTCTGCATTCAGCTCAATTAATCTATCAATCTGCTTATCTGTTAGGTTGTTTACCTCTTCTCCAAGGAGTTCAACAAACCTTTTTCTCCAAATAGGTCGCCATATATCTTTCAAATGTGTATCTAACATCTCTCTAATTTTCATTTTTCCTCCTAGTGTTTATAAGTATACCACACTTTTACTCATTTGTCAAGTCCTTTTTCATACTTTTCTCTAGTATTATATCCGCGAAGCATACCTAGTATATAAATTAAAATTACGGCAGCTACATCAATAATTATTTCCATCTAGTGGCCCTCCGATAAATTTTCCATAACTTCTGGAGTAGTAGTTATAGGTACTTGAAGTTTCTTAGTAATTTCATTGTCTTCCATGTTAGTCTTGATTATTACTAACGCTTTTTCTACATCCTCATTCTTAATATAAAAAGTAATACTATCATGCACTTGTAATATTATCTTGAAGTCTATTTTATTCTCTCTTAAAGCCCTTACTACATTGACTGATGCTCTGTTAACTATATGAGCAGCTAACGATTGAATAGGATGATTATTTGCTACATTACATAGGTGCTTAAGATGCGCCATGTGTACTTTATTAAATCTATTCTTGTACAAAAATATAGCCTCCTCTAGTTTTCTAACCCTACCAAACATGGAAGTAACTTTGCCAGTGGTGATTATCTCTTTATATCTATCCCCCATGTACTTTCTTAGTTCTGGGTAAGTAATGAAGTAGTCTTCTAAATAATTCTTAGCTTCAGAATAACTACACTTCATCTTACTCATAAGTGCTGCAGCTTTTATCCCATAAACAGCAGACAAAGCAAATTCCTTAACTACTTGTCTTAAATCATTGTTAACCTTTTTTAAGTAGTTTATAGCTGTTGGGTTAGCAGATATTCCTTTCTTATTACATACTCTAATAGCTATCTTACTATAAAAGTCTTCTCCTCTTTTGAAAACATTAATGAGAGTGTTACACTTACTAACCTCAGCAAAACATTTAGGTTCTAGTGAGTCGTAATCTGCATTTATAATTGAATAACCTTCTGGAGTTATAATACCTTTCTTAATCCTGTTATCCTTACTAGGTAAGTTTTGAAAGTTAGGGTTAGAGCTTGAATACCTACCACTAGGAGTCACAGCTTGGTTCATGTCTGGATATATATAACCGTTTACATGCTTATCTAGTATGTTATTTATGTAAGTGTTGATAAGCTTAGAGTCCCTCTTAGACTGTAGTAATGGTTTAATAAACTCTACTTCGTCTTGATAGTATTCTAGAGTATCTACGTTAACTTGAAATCCTGTCTTGGTTCTCTTAAGAGGTTTAAGTTTATACTTCTTAAATAGTAACCATTGTAATTGTTTGTTAGAGTTAAGATTAAATATATAAGGTAGTTCGGGATAACTGCCGCTCCATATTTTTTTCTTAATAGATAACTCACTTTCTCTGTCTAACTCTATATACTCACCGTACATTAGTTTAACAGTTCTACCGTATTTACTATTCTTAGTTGTCTTATAAGTCTCGTCAAGTATAGCCTCACCTGCATCCTTAATATCATTGTAAACTAAATCGTAAGCACTATATAGATTTAATTGTATGCTCTTAGTTAACTTTATTTTAAGTTTTTTAAAGTAGTCTATATCTACCTTTAGTCCGTTATACTTCATAGGTAGTGTTACTTCTCTACATAAAGGCATAACTTCATTTTCAAATAGCTCTACTAAATTGTTAGCTATTAATTCCTTATATAACTCTAGATAGATCTTATAAGTTAATTTACAATCGTCAATACAATATTCCTTTACTATTTCTGGATCTCCTAACCATATTTGTTTTGTAGTCTTATTCCATTTACCTCCATTTTCTATTACTGATTTCTCTAATGCATCAGCTGTTTTACCCTCTCCAAATAATCTTAGTCCTATACTATCTAATCCTTTAGGTAAGTTAGAGTCAATAGTATGCTGTAGTAACATAGTGTCACATACTAATTTAGGAGATAAATCAATGCCTAAAGCTGTATTAATTACATCACAATCAAACACTCCATTGTGCATTATAAAATCCCTATCTCCTGCTACTACAAGTATTTCCTCAACATTTTCTTTTGTCGGGTCTTGATAGTATACACTACCACTAGTACTGTATACCCCAATACCTATTATTTTACAGGTTTTAGTATTCACACCAGTAGTCTCAATATCTAAAGCTATCACATCTTTATTTATCATCTTTATCCTTCTTTAAACACTTCTTACATATAGGTCTACGGTTCTTAAATGTATATTCAGTTATAAGCTCTTTACAAACAGAACAATATACTCTAGTCGTTGCCATTGTTATCCTCCTCTTTCACGTATAACGGACACCACGTAGCATGGCAATTTGGGTTTTGTGTTTTGTGAGCTCCGCACTCACATTTACCTGTCTTCTTAGGCGTAGCGTTGTTATACCAATCCCAACACAGTTCATCATCATCTTCTTGACCTTCAAAACCATTGACTACAGTATATTCGTCACATACAGCAGTTAGCTCATCGTTGGTGTAAGTGTCTGCTAAAAATTTACCATCTCCTTTATACACCGTTGGAATACAATAGGTAGGGGATCTAGTAAAAGACTCCCAGCCCTTCCATTTTATTTTCTTGCCTTTAACGTTTTCAAAAAACTCTACTTCTTTAGTAAGTCTAGTAATATTAAAAGGATTACTTGTTGCAGTAACTCCAGTAGTTAACGCCTCTAAGTCATACTCTTTAAATCCTTTAAGTTTAAGTCCTTTATCAAAATCTATATCATATAATGTGGAAGTATTAGAAGTAGTGTCAACATCTATAATGGTGCCTTCAAAACAGTTCATAGGGCTGCCTTTTCTTTTATATACTATCTTATCTCCTATTTTAAATTTAGCCATTATTTCCTCCTCTTGTTTGTGTCGAAGTCTATTACTTCACACAACTCATCTTTAGGTTCTAGCTTAAAGATGCATACTTTATGTTCTATAAACATAGCTCTTAAATCCTCTTCACTCATACCTACACTATCATATTTAATATTGTTTATTACTCTAGTAACTTTATACCTACTAAACATTGACTTAGATAATATTATTTTGGTATCCTCTTTAACTTTTACAAAAACCTTATATCCTTGATTTAGGTGAGTGAACACGTTATCATAAGTATCTTTAAATAGTAATGGATCAAACGGTATTCCATTGTTACTCTCATTGTTCATTTTTTATCCTCCTAGTCTTATCCTTAATATTCTTTTCGTGGTCGTCTGTAGTAGCAGTATAGCCGCAAAAGTTACATTTAACATAATAGTTATATTTGTTCTTAGTTCTAGGGTTCTCCATAGGGTGACTATTCACAGTAGCTAGACTACAACTAGGACAAAATAAATAAGCGAGTTTGTTGCTCATTTTAAAAATCTCCGTATATTTCTTCTAGTATCTCTAAAGCATCTTCTAATTTATCTTCTATGTCTCTAAGATCCCTTTCGTAAGCCCCTCTTCTTTTTAGTCTTCCTACATCTTCAATAGAAAACTTTATGTCTGCTATTAAGTTAGCAATACAGTGACTAAACTCTTTCTTGTCTTCACATTTGTTACTTTCATTTTCATATGGGTTCATACTCTCTCCTTTGTTAGCATAGGTTCTATAATCATTTCTACACGATACTAATAGTAAAACTAATAAACATACATATTTCATAATACCTCCTAATATTTATCTACTATATCCCTTACCTCTGCGTGAAACTTTTCATAACTATTGCTTAACTCTTCATACATCTCTTTATATATCCTTAATAGTAATTCTGCTTTTGGCTTTGCTTTTGTATTTTTAACAATCTTACCATTTACTATCTTTAAACATTTGATGTCACCTTTTTTGATTAGTCTAACTGATTCTTTATTTAGCTTAACGTCTAAGGGCCAACTACTAGGGTCTATATAAAAATGCGTTAGTACGTCTGATATAATACACCATTGTTTAGTAGTTAATTTCTTCATACTATCTCCTTAGTTATTAACTTCTTAACTGCATACTTTAATAGTTTTTTACACTCCTCTATGTCTTCAAAATATACTCTCTTAGAGCCCTGCTTACTAACTACGCTAGTGGGGTATACTATATACTCGCTACTCCCTGTTTTAGTATTACTAATTCTAACTTCAATGTAATAAATATTCCCATCTACTTCATACTTTACACTTTTAATACTACTACTTTCTACCATGCGTACCTCCTACTCTTCAAAGTTTAGTTCTCTCTTTCTGTAAAACTCGTTCTTCTTTCCTCTCTTGTTTTGCTTAGGAAGTTGTCTCTTAAGCTTCCTTTCTTCTTCTTCCAACACATCAAAATCATCATTAACAGTAGGTAGCCATTTTGTTTTTGGTTTGTCCATAATAACCTCTCTCTTTAAAATCACATGTTTTTAATAGTAAGATAACATCTGTAATTCTGTTTGCATAGTCTTCTATATATCTTAAAGCTTCTTTTCTAGTATAGAACTCTATCTTCCTAGTGGTGTTATCTCTTTTGTCTAGCACTCTAACAATTGTATAATCTTTAATCATTATAACCTCCTCCTCCACAAAGCCACAGCACAGTGACTATAATACCTAGTATTGGATGTATCCTCCAGCATATGTACATTGCAGCAATGAATATTATTAAACCGGCCATTCTACACACTCCCTATTTCATATAATACTTTAGCTAAATGTATTTCACATATTTCTTTTAAATATTCAAAATCAATCTCGGTTATATCATTTTCAAAGTCTTCGTACTTTAAATTATCTATTTCATCTAAACTAAATAGTTTACATCCCACTTGGACATTGGTATACGTAATAGTTATACTCCATTTAAACCCTACAATATTTACATACTGATTAGTGTTAGTTATTTCGGCATTGCCATAAACCCTAGCATCGCCATAAACCAAAGCATCACCAGAAACCCTAGCATTGCCAGAAACCCTAGCATCGCCATAAACCAAAGCATCACCAGAAACCCTAGCATTGCCAGAAACCCTAGCATTGCCATAAACCCTAGCATCGCCATAAACCAAAGCATCACCAGAAACCCTAGCATTGCCATAAACCCAAGCATTGCCAGAAACCCTAGCATCGCCATAAACCAAAGCATCACCAGAAACCCAAGCATCGCCATAAACCCTAGCATCGCCATAAACCAAAGCATCGCCCTCATGACTTAGATTAGCTTCCTTCTCTATATACCCACCCAAATCTCCTTTTTTAACGTTATTAAAATCTCTTAATACTTGAATCCTATATAATGTTGTAAATCCTACCTGTTTAGTTTCTTTAGTTAATTTATACTTTTTCATTCTTATCCTCCTTTGTAGGCATTAGTCCCGTTCTAATAACAGTTATAAAATCATATGGCACTCCAGGGTAATCAAAGAACTTCCCATCATTAGCTATCACTCTATACGCAGGCACATATTGATTACAGTGTCCATGAAAAGTATAGCCTATAAATCTAAACTCTTTAAAATTGTTAATTATATCTATTTGAGTATTTAGAAATTTGTTGCGTCTTCTAAGCTCTCCATTTCTCTTGAATGTTTTATCTCTTAAGTAGTCAATGCCTTTCTCGGTTTGCTCTTGAGTTATGTTATAAGTACCTGTTTGAAAGAACTCTACCATTGTAGCTTGAAGTCTGTCAAGTCCATAATTGTTTGGGCCTTTGTTAATTTGAGACTTCAATGATATAATATCATTCTCTCTTATAGTACTCTTCTTTAATAAGTCTTCATACCTTTTAATAGTTCTTTCTTTCATGCTACTCTCCTTGTTTTTCTAATATATATTTAACATACTCTTCTGAAGCACCTTTAGACTTAGATATACCTATTAACCCAGCCACTATAAATGCTGCTACCAAAAGTAATACCACTGTAAAATTTAATATGTTAATTACATCTTTCATTTAACTCTCCTTAGCTTAAGTTTAATAGTAATATATTCCCTATCCGATTTTTCACCTGTCTTTAACACTGGATGCCTACGTACTTTACGTTTTAATAGCTTTTTAAGTACTTTCATTTTACACCCCTCATTATAGCTTTGATTTGCTTATCTGTCTCAATCATTTCATCGTTGATATTTGCATACATATAACGCCAAGTTCGAGCTTTGATGTCTATTATAACTAGTACATCTTTATTATAAACATTATCCTCATTATTATCAACATAACTATCGACCTTTACTTCGTTCTGTACTCGTTTGATGGATGCCTCAAGCTCTTCATGCTGCTCCTCTAACTTATCCTCATATATCCAATCATTCATAATACACCCCTTATTTATTGTTTAGTTCTTGTGCTTTCACTAGATCAATATATAGATCATATGCGGTGTCGGATGCTTTCACACTATCCTTAAATACGTGAGTGAGTGAGTCGTCAATGAATATAAAGAATGCCTTGTTGTCAAGATGCCAAGTACTAATACTTTTATTTTTATAACACAGTTTAGAGAACATAACTAGGTTCTTCATGATATACTCCTTATCCTTAATATACAGGTTTATTTACATACATAATACGCATCGTTAACACTATCATGCGTATAATTATCACTACCTATTGCATCATGAGCTTTCACCTGTGTAAACGTGCCAAGCTTAGTTGTAGCACCTGTACTAAGATGATATAGTTCTGCGTCTCTATTCTTAGATACCCCAAGGATTGACTCTTGATCGAAGAACTGCGCTATGTGATGTAAGTCTGCAAAGCTTTGTAGTGTATTATATTCAACATATAATGTGCGCTCGTTACTACCCTTGTAACATTCTAACACCTCCTTATAACTAAATCCATACTCCTTAATACGGTTAACCAAACGAACATGCCTAAAGTTATTTTCATTATCCGGTAGGCTTGATTTGCTTGCACTGATTAGAATGAACTTGCTTGGATTGATGATAGTATTCATATCACGCTCCTTGGTTTGAGACAGTGTTATTACCGCCCTCACCTACTAATATAACATAGGTAGCGTAGTATGTCAAGCGTTTATTTCATTATAATGTATTTAATTGCATATAAGTGTATATACATAGTATTATATAAGGATGTCATATAGTTATAAGAAGTCAAGCTTTATTTAACTCGATGTGCATAAAACATCATATATGCTTATATGCATACATTTATGCCTAACATTTATGCTTATATGCACATTTGTTAGTCAATGGTATCGTTAAGTACTGTTTAATGTTACTTTAATGGAGTATGTACTATACGTGCTCGGGTGTTATATTAATGATATAAGCATAATCATACCTATGTCAATCAATTGACATTGCAGTAACTGTCACGCCTTGAAAGGTATATTAATACACTGTTCACTATATAATGAACAGCTTGGAATAGTAGAGTAGATGAGTGTTGCTATAGTAGAGTGACCCTATAATGCACATAAGCATGTTGTTTTGTGTGTAATAGAACACGTTATTATTATAATGTTAGTATGATCATTATTAAGATACCTTATAGGGTGCTATATTAATGATATGAGCATAATCATATCACATAGGGTGCAATATACTGCACATATGTATGTTGTTTTGTGCATAATAGAGCACACTACCGTTGTGTTAATTGATTAACACTGCAAGTATCAATGAATTGATACAGTTATATGTGACTATTGTCAACTAAGCACATTCATTGACGGTAATTACCTGCCCATGTCAAATGTTATTTGTGTGCAGGCTAGGCAAGCAACGTTTACTTAACTTCGATGTGATTGTAACTACAGGCAGGATAGCATAACAATAATGTTGCATGTTATAGTGAGCATATTATAGTACGGTGATCATACACCCCACCCCAACACCCAAGCACGCACGCCCAGTAGTAATACTAATAAGCCCGCCTAATAAGCCAGCATGGGGGCGTGGGGGTGTTTATTATATAGAGGGTGGGGGGGTAACATACCTCAAACAAATTTAAAAAAAAAAGGACTATTGTTCGGCAAATTTCACAACTTTTTGCCTTATATTAGCGTTATTGTTAATCTAAGTAAATTATAGTTTAACTGTAATTATGTATAAGAATTATAGTTTAACTGTAATTATATAACATTAATAATATCAAACACTTATAAGATCAGAGATAATCCAATATATAAAAATGAAAAAAAAGAAAAATAAAGCTTGACATTTGCTCATTTTTATGGTATAATGTAAGTATAAGGTGAAATAATATGAAAAGAAAACAAGGGACTCATAAAGTATTAAGAACATTAAAAAAGATAGCTACGTTTTCTAACATCATTAAGGGTAAGGTTTATATAGGAGAGGAAGAAAAAGTAAATCTGTTTTACGCTATTGTGCATGTTAAGAAACATGGTAATTTTAGTAGTAAACATAAAAAGGATATATATAGTATCTATGCTAATCATAAAGATGGCATAGAGATCAAGGGAACTAGTGAGACTAAGAAAAACGCTTGTAACAAAACTCGCTGAAAGAAGTCGACAGAACGACCTGCTTAAACAGGTTATAGTACAGACCCTAAGGACTGTGCATGAAGGCTCACTAGGAGATTTTAGTTGGTAAAGGCAAAATGGAAACCAGCTACAGAAAACAACTAAACATAGGTTAGCGATTGGACCTAAATCTACCCCTTACGAAACGGCTTTAATAGCCAAGCAGTGCAGCTAAACTTGTAGCAGAAACCTGCATTTGTCAATAGTCCAAAAGGCTATCTTCTACGTTTGTACGTTAACTAGATTAAGGTACAGTTAGTAGAGTTGTGCTTACAGATTGGAGATTAGATGAAGTATATAAAGGATATAGCGTATTCAATATTAGTACTAGTTGTAGTACTACTTATAACTATTGCAAGTTGGATATGGTTTACAAACCATGTAAGTAAAGTAACTGATGAGAAAGGAAACATACAATGCTATGGCTGTTAACTCATCGCGAGATAGCGATGGATAAATTCTCTCTCAGTGTTTGTATACCTAATTCTCTAAGATATTCTATCTTCTCGAATAGGTGTACATTAAGGAAGTCGTTAATATGAACAAAGTTATAACAGTACTAAAGAGTGAGCGTGATTGGGTAGAGATCTGTCTAGGGTTTTGCTCCATTAATGAGCATGAAATAAGTAAGCAACAAATACCTAGATTGACAGAAGAGCTAGGGAAATTAAACAGGGCTATTAAAGTGTTAGAGGGATAAACATGGTAACAGTAGTATATTACAATGCGAAGTATGATGAGTTTGTATTAGCCCATGAAGGTAATGATAGGGTTAGCTTTGAGTGCGAGAAAGATAGTTTGCACACAGCGTTCGGGCTATTTTTTTTAGGTAGGCCGATTTTTGTGGGTTATCTATAAAACGAACATTTGGTCATTATAACGTACAATGTAATAGCATTATGGCTATTATAATAGACAATGTATATGAATACCGATTTTTGTTTACTATAGATGTAAGGTCAAAATTGTATGTCCTTTAAGGAGTATTTATTTATAAATAGTTCTTGACATTTACATCAAAGTATGCTATAATATAAATAAGGTGGTAATACGTTTCCTTAAGTAAGTGAGTTATCGCAAGACCCCTCATAAATCTGGAGTGAGATTCCCAGGTGGGTCTATGTCGTACTTAAGCGGCTAACTTAAGTAACGGGTGCTGGTATTAAATAAATGGGATAGCTAACCAGCCAGCACCCACCTCAAAGGAGAATTAATATGATTTTAATAAGTTTAGCAATTATATACCTAGCAGTGATACTAATTATTAATGATAAGCTAAAAGTACCAGAACACAAATGGGTAACTAAGAAACATCCATTATATAACTCAGTAAGATATTGCCCAAAGACCGAAGAGATTGAAATAAAATCACATAGACTAACGTGGGGTGATAATTTTGCTAATTTGAAGATAGAGGATTTGGATGAAGCGTAACGTCTATTTTACTTCAGATCAGCACTTTTATCACGACAACATTATAAAGTATTGCGACAGGCCTTTTGTCGCAGTAGAAGAAATGAACGAGAAAATCATCAGTAGATACAATTACTTAGTAAGGGATTGCGACATGGTATATTTTTTAGGTGATATAGGATTTGATAGAAACAAGCAGATTAAAGCTATCATATCTAGATTGAAGGGTATTAAAGTCCTTATAATAGGTAATCATGATAAACAAGGTAGAATTACTTATTTGAATATGGGATTCTCAGTAGTACTAGATTATGCAGAGATTAAGATAGGTAAAAATAACGTAACGCTGGCACATTACCCAAAACGAACTATTCGGGAATACCTACGACTTGCCTGGTTATATTGGACCAATCCTAGAAAGATAGGACAACCTATGATACAGAGATTTAACAGACTAAGGAAAGAATGGAAGAGACATAGAAGACCTACAAATAAATGGCATATATGTGGTCACGTACATAATGCTTGGAAAGTGAATAAAAAGAATATTAATGTTAGCGTAGACGTGTGGGGGTTTGCACCAGTAAGTGTAGGTAAGATACTTAAAATTATTAATCAGGAAGGAGTCAAATGAAGAAAGTTATTACAGGATTAGCATTACTTTTAGGACTTTGTGCAATAGCATTATTTACTGTGCCATCAGAAGTGATGAACGGAGCTAAAGGAATTAATAAAGAAATTAAAGAACATTTAGTATACGTAAGAGGAATTGCTCATGCTGGATCTGGAGTGATAATAAGCTCTAATGAATTTGGAAGTTTAATATTAACTAATAAACATGTGTGCGAACCTAATAAATTAAGTGAAGACTTTAAAGATTTGTTACAAGGAATACCATCTTATTTACCCCTAGTAACATTTAAAAAAGGAGTAGCATTTGCTCAGATTATGAAAGTATCTGTTAATTCAGATCTATGTCTTTTGCACACAAAACAAATTAATTTAAAAGCAGCTAAAATAGCAGACGAACCTGTAGTATCAGGAGAAGATTTATTTACTTGCGGTAATCCGCATAACGTTTTAAATCTATGTTATACAGGAACAGCTTCTAGTTATAACTATTTACTTTTCATGTTATTTCAATTAACATCAATACCAGCTAGACCAGGACAAAGCGGAAGTGGTGTATTTAACTCTGACGTAGAGTTAGTTGGACTCATTAGTTTAGGAGCTACTGACGCATCATTTTCAGCTATAGTTCCTTTATCACACATTAGATTATTTTTATCAGGAATAGAATTATAAAGAAAGTACTTGACAAATGGACAAAAGTATGGTATAATATAATTACAGTGAAAGGTTCCCGACAAGTCAAACAATACCCATATGTTCGGGAGGATGAAATTAGGAACCTAGATTTTAAAAAGGAGTTTGTAATGGCGACTAAAGCAAAAAGTAAGATATGCACTCAATGTAAGAGTGAAAAATCTTTAGAGGAATTTGCTAAATTACCTAGGGCTAAAGATGGTCGCCAAAGTGCCTGTAAGGAATGCTATAGAAATTTGTATTCAGACAACAAGGAAACTAGAAAAGCGTATTATCAAAATAATAAGGAAGTAATAAAAAAGAAAGTTAGTAAGTACAACCAGGAGAATAAAGAAGCAAGAAAACTAAATAATGCAGAAAGGTACTTAAAAAAGACGTATAAACTTACCATAAAGGGTTATAAAGAAATATTAGCCTTACAGGAATATAAATGTAAAATATGTGGAATTGATGCGAAGAAAATCAAAAAGAAATTATCAGTAGATCATGATCATGCTACAGGAGAAATTAGAGGGCTGTTATGTCAAAAATGCAACACTGGATTAGGAATGTTTCAAGATAGCGTGAATATAATGAAAGAAGCTATAAAATATCTTAACACTCCTACAGATAGGCCATTAGCTATAGCTATAGATTTAGACGACTGCACCCTAAATTTTTTACCGGCTTTAATCAAAACCCATAAAACAATGACGGGGAAAGAATATAAAGTAAAGGATTTTAAAGAATGGGGTCTTCCAGAAGATATAAATCAAACCTTCAAGGAATATGAAGAATGTTTATACGTGTCGCTAAAAGCAAAAGTTGGAGCAATAGACAGTATATTAAAATTCAAGAGAAAAGGATATAAAATAATTTTTATAACTGCTAGATCTGAAAGATTCAGACAGGAGACAGAGTTTAATTTAAAATCTTTAGGGCTACCTTACGATGAATTATTTTTTAATAAACGCAAGGCTCTTAAGTTAATAAGATTACAAGAGTTATATAACGTAGTCGCTTTTATTGACGACAAATTATCCACAGTAAAAAAAGTTGCAGAAGAAACCAAAATAAAAAATATATTTTTATTTGACATGCCTTGGAGTAAGAATGAAGATATGCCAGAGAACGTAGTAAGGATTAATTCAATTGCTGATATAGGGGTTTTAAAATGAGTATAATAGTTGAATGTACGAAGTGTGGTTTTAAAGGAACGGAAGTAGAATTGCATTGGCACGAATGCGAGAAAGAAGAAGGCAAAAAGTATGATTCTGATAAATTGAGATTTGATCTTATACCGCCAGAAGTTTTAGAAGAGATAGCTAAAATAATTACAATGGGAGCTAAGAAGTATGAACCTAATAACTGGCAGAAGGTAGGCCCAGAAAGATACATAGCAGCTTTACATAGACATATAAATGCTTGGCAAAAAGGAGAGATTAATGATGTGGAAAGTGGAGAAAGGCATTTATCCCACGCCCTGTGTAATCTTGCATTTTTATTGTGGAAAGAAATACATGTATGATGAATACTATTGGGATTACGAGTATGACCCAGAGACAGACTCATACAGCATATTATATAAAGGGATATCAATCATAGAGGATATTGATACAGAAAGAAAAGCAATGGAGATTGTGAATAAACATAATCTTGTACTAAGTAAAATGGAGGAAAAAAATGGATAATCTTTTAAAGAAGTTAATAGGGGATGTAGGATACGAGAAACAAAAAGAATTGTTTAGAGTGCTACAAGAAAGTGTTAAGAACTCAGGAAAAGAGATTGTTAAAGAGAGTTTAGACAAACTCTATGAATTACAAAAAGAAGTAGCAAAGGATATTTTAGAAGAACTTAAAAGAGAAGCATTAAGAGAAGTAGAAGAAAATGTTTCTAAGTATTATGACAGACTTGTAAATGAAATTGCAAAGATTAGATTCGTAGGTTTTATCATTGCTCCTATATTAAGGAAGAGTAAAGATAAAATTCTTGACCGTTTATTTAAACAGGAGGCGTAATGTCAAAAGTATTAAGCATCCCAGATACTCATTTTCCTTATGTGAAAAAGAGTACATTAAAAAAGATATACGTTGAGATTAAGAAAGAGAAACCAGATGTTATTATTCAGCTCGGAGATCTGTATGACCAATATATGTTTGCTAGGTTTGATAGGAATAGAAACTTTATAATGCCAGAAAAAGAATTGAAGAAGGCTAGAGCAATGGCAGAAGAGTTTTGGACCACTATAAAAAAGATTGCACCTAAAGCTAAGTGCATTCAGCTTATAGGTAATCACGATGTACGAATACTTAAAAAGACTTTAAGTAGATTTCCAGAAGTATATCATATTATAGACGATGCACACGAGAAACTTTATAAATTTAAAGGAGTTGATACTAGAAGATCAGATAGAGATTACGTTGAAATTGATGGAGTTGTTTATTGTCATGGATGGTCTGCAACTCATACAAATCATTTTAAGAAGCCTGTAATTAGATGCCATGACCACAGAGCTTGGCTAAAGATACAAGGAGATAGTAAGAAGGTTGACGGTAAAGGTATTACTATTAAAACTTCTTATAGACTTTTAAGATCCATCGATTTAATTTTTGAAATGTCTACTGGAATGTGTGCCAATGAGAAACTAATTCCATTTGGATATGTTAATTCTAGAATAACTAATTGGGAGTTAGCTATAGGTATAACAACTCCAGAGTATGTAGAATTAAGAGTACTGTAATATGAAAGTCTCATCTAAGAAAAGAAAGAAAGACTTTTTCAAACTAGTAAAATTTTGTAAAAGTATAGGTGTGACAGCAAAGATAAAATATATAGAAAAAGGAAAGATAAACAATTGGGCTGGAGAATCAGGAAATGATAAAATTACTATTATGGTAAGGAGGGGTAATTATATAAACTGGACACAGGAAACATTAACCCTAGCACACGAACTAGGACATATAATATGTGATAGGGTGGGTGTGCGTGTAGTAGAAGATAATAAAGCCTGGGATTATTTATGTGAAGAACCTAAAGAAAGAAAAGAAGTTCCTACCTGGGCCAAGGAAACAATACTAAGAATAGAAGAAAAAGCAGAAGCTCAGATACCTGACATACTAAGGAAAGTAGGTGTTAAAATATCAAGTAAAAAATTAGAAGCAGCTTCGGCAGAGAATTTATGGTCTTATGATTATTTACTTAGTAATTGTAATAAACATCCTACATATAAAATGACAAGGGCTTTTAGAAAGATTTGGAGGGAGCTTGAAGAAACAAGAAAATGAGTATGCTAATGCGTTAATGACTATAGCTTCTAATAAACTTACAGAAGAGATTGAGAAAATTCCATCTAAGTATTTTGAGATGGATGTAAGACAATTAGAGAAAGAAGTTAAACCTACAGAAACGCACAGGCTATTAAAGATATCTATGCAGGAAGAAATAGAAGCCGCACAACTACAAGGAAGAAATATTGTAATGGGTAATCTTACTGGAGGAGTAATGTTACCTTGTTATTTCTATTCTAGAATTATTACAAGAAAAGAGTTATTAGCTTGGTTACTAATTCCTACTATAAGAGATGAACTATTAATAAAGAGAACTTATAAAAAAGGAATTAAAGACCTAAGAACAATCATGGATAATATTCTAGAAGAGATTAAAGTAGAAACTAGACTAAAGGATAAAACAACCCTAAGAAATCAGTACCTAACTTTCTTTAAAACTTTAGCGGCAAGAGCAGCTCCTATAGTTGAGAGAAAAGAGATTAAACAAATGACTATAACAAAAAACTTAGGTAAGGTAGGCGAGAATGAAGAAAGTGTTGAAGAAAGAATCAAAAGACTCGAAGAAGAAAGAGATAAGAATAGATAAGGATAGATTAGAGTATCTAGAGTCCTTAGAAAAAGAAAAAGAAGTAAGAGAACTTAAAGAACAATTACCACATTTATATGGTTTTAAGAGATACCCTTGGCAAAAAGAGTTTCTTGAGATTACCAATGACCAATGTTGGATCTGTGCAGCAAACCAGATCGGAAAATCCAGCATACAAATAATAAAGTTATTAATGTTAGCTACAGATCCTACACTCTGGAAGAAATACTTTAAAATTAGAGATCCGACTACTTTTTGGTGGTTCTATCCTAAGAAGACTACAGCTACCACTGAGTTTCATGAGAAGTGGGTAAAAGAGTTTCTTCCTAAAGGAGAAATGAAAAATCATCCTCAATATGGATGGAAGGAAGACATAAGACAAAAAGATATACACTCCATTAGATTTAACACAGGAGTAACTATATATTTCATGACTTATGAGATGAAACCAGCAAACATACAGGCTACTACTGTAGATTACTGTGCGTGCGATGAGGAAATACCTAAAGAACTCTACTCTGAAATCACTGCACGCTTATTTGCCGTAGAAGGCTTATTCTCGTGTGTTTTTACTGCTACTGAAGGGCAGGATTGGGTTAAGAAAATCATCGAAGGAGAGGGCAATGATAGAGTATTCCCAGACTCTTGGAGAAAACAGGTATCTATGTATGATTGCCAAAAGTACGAAGATGGAACTACTACTAAATTTACCAATAGATTTATAGATAGAGCTAGAGCAAGAATGCATAGTGATACAGAAATTCAACGTAGAATATACGGAAAATTTGTTATAGTAGGAGGTTTGGTAATACCTATGTTTGACAGTAAGAGGCATATTAAATCAGCACATCCTATTAAAGGATGGTTAAATTTCGCAGCAGTAGATATAGGGTCTGGAGGAGAACATAATCATCCAGCAGCTATAGTATTTGTGGCGGTTAAATCAGATTTTACTGAAGGAAGGGTGATAGACTGCTGGAGGGGCGATGGAATAGAAACTACTGCTTCTGACATATTGACTAAGTATAGAGAGCTTAAGGGAGAGAGACAGATAACATCAGCATGTTATGATTATGCAGGAGCAGGAAAGGATTTTGGAATAATAGCAGACAGAATGGGAGAACCTTTTGTCAGAGCTATTAAGACTAACAGAGAACAAGGAATAATAACATTAAACACCTTATTTAAAAATGATATGTTATACGTGTATAAGAATATAGAGTCTGATAAGTTAGCAGAAGAATTAATAACACTAAAAGCAGAGACACCAAAAACCAAAGCTGCTGATGATTTAATAGACGCTTTAAAATATTGTATAATGCAAGTTGATTGGGATTTCTCATGTTTAAATATTCCAGAGAGCAAAAAGAAGAATAAATACTTAGGGTTAGACAATAGATCTAAGTATATAAAGATGCAAGATTCTGGTATGGACCCAGATAAAAGAGATAAACTGTACGAAGATGAGTTAGAGGAGCAATTAAAACAATTAATGGGCAATTCTAATGAAGATTGGGATGATTTCTTTGATGGCTAAGTGATTGATATTACTAGTAATCGAAAATAAATGAAAATAAAGCTTGACTTTTAGGCAAAAGTGTGGTATAATAGAGAAGTATGGTAAAAATGAGTAAAGTTACGCTTAGTGGAAATGAGATATGTCGTATTATAAGACAGGCAGAAAAAAGTAACGTAGATACTTTTACAGTCAAGCCAGACGGTAGCGTATCAATTAAATTTAGTGAGAAAAGGGAACTGCCAGTAGAAGCTCCTACACCTGATGTCGTAGATAATGACATTGAGGAAAAAATGGCAGAAATAGAACAATCTATAAAAGATGAGGAAGCAGTCAGACTCTCTCAGGAAGAAGTTGATTGGATCGAGTTAAACAATCCAGGTGTTATTGATGAATATGTCAAGTTAGGATTAATCACACCCACTGGATCTGGATTACTCGCCAATAAGGAGCCAACTACATGCCAAGAAAACGAATAGGGGAACTTCAGTCAATGTACGTTGCTGCTGAATCAGCAGATAACAAAACATTCTCTGAAATGAAATCAAACGCAAGACTAGTAAATGGGGACCACTTTCTAAAGTATGCCCATAGAGACTTAAGTAGAAGCAAATATTCTGGAAAACTTTCTTCTGAATCTAAAATGAGACTTACACAAAATCATATATCTAGAGCATCTAATGTATGGATTAATGCTATACTAAATGCTGCTCCTGATGTACAAATACTTCCTACAAACGAGAACGAAGAAAGAGATAAGAAAGCTGCTGAAATGCACTCTTCTGTAAAAGAGTTTATTAGCAGAGAAAATAAATTTGAAGAGAAATCATCTAAGTTAGTAAAGGATTTTTTTGACTTAGGTGAATGTGCCGTTAAACTACATATAGATCCTACTAGAGGACCATTAGTTGATGGCGATATAGTTGAAGTCATGGACCCAGAATCAGGGTTAATAGTAGATACGTACCAAGAACAATCTCCAATGGGAATGTTACTAATAGAAAGAATTTTACCATTTAATCTATTAAGAGATCCTTCTGGAAAAGATTGGGATGAATGTAGATATTATATTTTTAGAAAGATGGTAGATAAAAAGGATTTACTCAGCATGATGCCAGGAGAAGAGAACGAAGAGAAAAGAAGATTTGTTCAAGAATCAAATGATGATACTTATAAAGTATATGATTCTACTGATTCTTCTCCTTATACTAAATCCAATAAAGTCATGATCTTAGAATATTATTTTAAACCTTCTAAGGTATATCCTAAAGGATATTACTACATAACTACTACTACTGGTGTTTTAGAAGAAGGACCATTACCTTATGGAATATTTCCAATTGAAGTTCTTAACTTTGACGATGTTCCTACAGCTCCTAGAGGAGTTAGTAAACTAAAACAATTAAGACCTATTCAAGGTGAAATTAACAGAGCAGTTTCTAAAATGGCAGAGCATCAAATTACTATTGGTGATGATAAGCTTATAATTAGAGCTGGATCTAAGATTGCGGAAAGCAATAAGATATCTGGAGTACGTGCGATACAGATAGCAGGATCAGGAATGGAACCTACTATTCTTCCTGGTAGAAGTGGTAGTCAATACGTTGACTATTGGATGAAGCAAGTAGAGATGTTTGATAGAATAGCAGAACTACCTAGAGTAGAAGATAGTGCTGGAGGTCAAATGGACCCTTACAGCATGTTACTATTATCTATGAAAGACAAGAAAAGATTTTCATTCTATGCTTCTAAGTATGAAAGGTTTATAATAAGGATATGGGAAAAGTCCCTAAGAATATTTAAAGCACATATGCCAGAAAATTCCGTAATACCAGTTATAGGTAGACACGAACAAATAAATGTCGATGAGTTTAAATCTGCTGAAGATATTAGTTTTCAAATAAAACTTAAACCTAGAACAGACGACCCAGAAGGATTAGTAGCTAGACAATTTCAGATCAATCAAATACTACAATATAGAGGTGGTAATATGGATGATGTTGATTTTGGAGAGTTATTATCTGATGCACCATTTCTAGGTAAAAAGTCTTTAAGCTCTACAGGTAAAATGAAGTATGACAGAGCTACTAATATGATATTGAAACTAGATAAAGGAAAAGACTTAAAGATCAGTGAACAAGATGACCCTGCATATACACTACAAAGATTAGACAAAAGAATGTCTGAATCTGATTATGATGTATTGACTTATAGAAGTCCTGATGGACAAGTAGTGACTACAGAGCAAATACATCAATTATACGACTATAAAAGACAAGAATATTTACAATTACAAGCTAAGAATATGTTATCGGAGCAAATAAGAGAAAAAGGACTTATACCTGCGAGTGGAGATCTGATACCTGTCCAAATGTATGACTCTAAGCTAAAAGAGGATGGATCTGGTTATACGGTATCTAGGAAGAATTTTCCACACGACGCATTAAAATGGTTAGAAGAAGCATTGATGAAACAAGGACAATCAGCTCAAACACTAAGTGATTTTAGTGAAGGAACTGGTGCTGAATTATCTAATGCTATAAATCAGGGTCAAGGTGATCCGAACACAAACAATCAGCAGTAAGAAAACTGCAAGGAGGACGCATGAGTGACGAACAAGTCAAAGAAAATGATGGAGTTCAAGAAGAAGCAATTATTAGTGATGTAGAATCATTAGAGGCTAGTATCACTGCTTTAGCTGAAAAGGAAGAAGAAGTTGTATCTGAAGAAAAACCCGAAGAGGTTAAATCAGAAGATGCCGTTGAAACTGAAACTCCTGTTGAAGCTACCGAAGTAGAAGATGTTAGTAAAGAGGGGAATGAGGATAAGGAACTAGTAGATGAGTATAGTGCAGATTATACTTATAAAGTGCATGGAAAAGACAAAGAGTTTGAGAGTAAAGCAAAAGACTATATTAAAACTAAAGAAGACGAAGATTTTTTCAGAGACTTATATACTAAAGCCGATGGAGTTGATGTTATCAAACCTAAATTGGAAAAATATAGAGAAGAAGCTACTACTTATAAATCTCAAGTAGACGAAGTATCTGAAAAATTTGAAAACGTACAAGCTAATTTTAACTATTTAAATACCTTAATAGATAAAGGTAAAAATGGCGATTCTGGATCTATTGAATCATTGTTAGATGCTATCGGTATTAAGGATAGAGCTTTAGGGAATGTATTAGCAGAAAGATTAGAGAGAGGCGAAGAAGCTACAGCCGCTCGTGCTAAATCTTCCCAAGCAGACTATCAGAGTATGCAGAACGAAAGAGCTAACAGCTCTATAGAAAATCGTGAAGCAGCACTAGCATCAAGAGAAGCTTTAATTGCTTTAAGCGATGCTTTCAATAAAGAAACAGAAATTGTCGGACTATCTAAAACGGTAGACTCTCTTCTAGGAGAAGGATCTTTCATGGAAGAAGTCAAAGAAGTAGGAATTAGATTGGAGGAAGAAGCTGCTAATGGAAAAACAGAATTTCCGACATACAAACAAGTGTTTGATATAGTAGCTGACAAATATAATAAACTCTTAGGTAACCAAAGCCAGGCTACAGAAGAGGTACAGCAAGAAGAAGTCGTCAATAATGACGCAGGTGCTAGGGAAGCAACTCCCATAAAAAAACGCACTGTGATTAAAGATAAAGGAACGATTTTAGATGTTGGTGCTGGAAGTGGAGAATCTCCAATAGGTCGTGAGATTAAGAGTCTTGATGATATTGAAAAAGAAAGAGATGCACACTTTGGTACTAAATTAGGTTAACTTTTTGTTACTTAGGGGGTAATAAATGGCTACAAGTTCAAGTTTTTCAACTATGTTGAAAAGATATATGCCTACTAATTTGTTAGTAGAAGAAATGAGAAAGAGAAATTTCTTTTTCCGTAAAGTAAAGAAAGATCTAAGTTGGATGGGTGGAAGATATGAAGTACCTTTTGAAGGTGGTGAAGCTTCTTCAATCAAAGTTGGCGCACTAGCGGCTGCTGATGATATATCTGACACTAATGCAGTTTTAGGATATGAAGATGCTTATCGTGAGATTTGGGGAACAATGAAGTTTCTCGAAAAAGATCTAGATCTTGCTAATGATCTTAAGGGATCTTTTCTAAAACTATTACCAAATAAATTAAATCAGTTCATGTCAAAGATGGAAAAAGACTTTTCTCATTCCATTCTTCTTGGACCAGTTATTGATTCATTAACTGCTAATGGTGGAGCTACTGGCGAAGCTTATGTTAATTTTCCAGAGAGATTTACTATTGGGCAAAAAGCTCAAATTAGAAGGTCTACACCTACTGCCGCTGACATATATGTTACAGCAATTGATATGAATGCTAAACTGTTAACTGTATCTGCTACTAGAGGCGGAGGAGCTTTAAATATTACTGCTTATACAACAGCACTTTCAGCTTCTATCTATCTAGATGGATCAGTTAATACTGGTACTGGAGCAGTTCAAAATGCATTTAATAGTTTAGAAGCAGCTCTTTTAAGTTCTGCTAATGGTGGCGACGCTTCCATACATAATCAAACCAAAGCTTCTTATCCTTTCCTACAAGCGCATAATGAAGACGGTTCTGGTTACACTTCCGCTACAATTCTTGAAGGCGTATATGATGCTTTCCTAGAAGTAGAAAGAATTGGTAAAGGAAGACCATCAGAAATTCTTTGTTCTTATAAGAATTTTGGTGCAATGAGTCAAGCTATCGAAGTAAATCGTAGATTCGGTAGAGGCGACGTTAAAGCTGGATACGGTTTTAGAAGTCTGGAAGTCTTAGGACCAACAGGTCAAATGACCCTTACAGCTCTTAGAGAAATGGATGATGATGTAATTTTTATCGTTGATTGGAATGCTATTAAGTTAGCTGGATCTCATTTCTTTGATAAGAGACGTCATGGTAATAACGAAGAATTTTTCATGGTTAGGGCTACTACTGGTTATACTTACATCGTAGATGTACGTTTATATGGTAACTTAATCGTTCAAAATCCTAGTTATTGTGGTGTTATTTTTGATATCGATTATTAATTTTAATTAAGCGGGGGGGTGAAATCCCCCTTCGCTTGGGCTTTGCCGCCCGAACCTTTTGGAGGTAAACATGGCTATTACTAATGATCAAAGACACATTTTAAATACAATGAATGGAAGCGCATTAAAAGCTGGACTTGGAAGTCTTATTAATGAAGCTGGTAATCCGTTTGTACCAAATGGAAAAGTAATATTTGTTGATGGAACAAATGGTATTGACAGAGTTAAAGGTGGACAATCTTGGGATACAGCATTTAAAACTATACTTCACGCAGTATCAAAGGCTGCTGCTTATGACCTTATTTATGTTGGGCCTGGTAATTATGAAGAAAGTGCATCTATTGTAATAGACCTTGAAGGTCTTACACTTATGGGCTGTGATTCAACAAGTAACCATTCTAAGACACTTCTTTATAATACAGGCGCTTTTCCTATTATTTCAATTAGTGCTCATGAAGTAACAATAGCAAACTTAGGTTTTGCTCACGCCGCTGCACAGACAACTATTCAATTAGGAAAAGCTTCGTCAGATGCTTGTTTCAAATGTAGAGTATCTTCTTGTAAGTTTGACGGATGGAGTACATCAACAGCAGCTATAAAACAGTTTGATGATACTTGTGATTTCCCAGATCTACAAATTGATAATTGCTTATTTAGGTCATATGCCGGCGACGCTATATATTCTGACTTTACAAGAGGCAGAATAGAAGACAACATTATTCTAGTTGAAGCAAATTTGTCTGGTATAACACACGTTCCTACTGGAGGAAATAGACCAGATACTATAGTAGCAAGAAATAGAATAATAGGGGCTAATAGTGGAGATACTGGTATAGAACTAGTTGGTTCTCCTACTGCCGGAGCTTTTATTTGTTATGATAACTATATTCTTAATTGCGCAACATCAATTACACAAAATGCTAATAGTGCTGCCGTAACAAGGAATTATGCCAATGATGGTGCTGGTGGAGCATTGATTGATCCAATTGAATAAGAATAGGAGATAAAATGAGAACATACAAAGAAGTAGTAGATTATTTAGATGAGGCTGCTGCTAAAGTTGAGGCTGCTAAACCTGAAGTAAAAAAACCTAAATTAGTAGAGGTTGTTAAAGAAGTAGTTAAAGCAGAAGTAGTTAAAGCAGAAGTAGTTAAGGCAGAAGTAGTTAAAGCTGCTGTTAAAGCTGCTGTCAAAGAAGTAGTTAAAGAAGTAGTTAAAAAGTAATACAGGAAGAGTACATGAGCGAGAATAGAACAATGAAAGAACGTGCTGCATCAACTGAAGCGCACGTTCTTGCTATAAGAGAAGACATTAAGTATATTAAGGAAAATATGGTAGCTAAGTCCTCTATTTCATTTATTAAATGGAGTCTTGGTGGAATAGCTACCCTTGCTCTAGCAGCACTTTCAATAGCTGCTGGAAAATAGGAGGATAACAATGGCACATAAGGACTTACAGCCAAAACCAAGTATAAGAGGAGTTCAACCATTAATAGATCAAAATGGAGAACCCTTTGAAATTACTAGTGCATGGCAGGATTTAGGATTAGAAATAAACACAACAGGTGTTGATTCATTAGGATTTTTTGCAGAAGTAGATATAGGAGCTTCTACAGACGTTAGATTTAGAGCTTTAGTAAAACATAAAAGTGAATTAGAAGCAGGAATAGCATTATATAAGGATTGTTATTCTAAAATTAATTCTCATTATGCAGACGTAACAGAACATACTGCTGGGGCACAAGCAGCTTTAACATTACAAGCTTATGATTTACCTTCATTAAAAGCCGGAATAGCAGCAATGCTTACTAGTTACGCAGCTCATAACACAGATAATAGATTAGCAGCAGGATGGGCTTATCATATAGCACAAGGAGCTGCAAGTGCTTTAGCTAGTGTAGTAGCACCTACGACTTTAGCATTATGTCATACTAGATTAGAAGACATTAAAGCAAAAGCTAATGCACATTTTCCTGACGGCGTTTCTCATACAGCAGGAAATAGCGTTTTAATTTACAATTCAGGAGATAAAGAATTTGTACTACCAATAACAATACCAGCTTCTACCGAAGTTAAAGTAACAGACGAATACTTTGAGTTAGACTCAGACGCAGATCAAAATGTTATTTTAGAGTTTGTCCTTAACCAGTTTGCACCATATGTACAGATACAATGTCAAGATAGTAATAATAGTACAGGTCAAGTAGACAGTGCTTACGTTGTTTTTGATAACGTTAATTAAATAGGAGTAATAAATGAGCGATAGAAAAATTGGTTTTGATGGAACTAATATCGGAGATCCTTCAGACACACATGATGATGATTCAGTGTTGGGGGTTTTAGCTAAACTTAATGACCATATACACCACGAAGCAATTCTTTATCCTTTTCAAAAAGACCCTATTCAGCTAACTGCTGGAGGTACTGCTTGGGTAGGAGATGGAGCGATAGTAGCTTTGACGAATAATGAAACTGCTTGTGATGTTGCTGTTGCGGTTGATATAGGTGGAGGAGTAACACAAATACCTGCTAATGGACACCATGTAAAAGTAGGTTATTATGTAACTATACCTACAAGTACTGGATACACAGGAATATACCCTGTTGTTGCAGTAGCCGCTAATACTATTAATATTACAGCTACTTATGCAGCAGAAACTTTTGAAGCTGCTGATAAAGTAACTGATGTTATACCTGAAGATTTTGATGTACATTATATTTCTATTAGTGGGTTAAGTGCTAACGGAGATTATGAAGTAGTATTGTTTACTGGTGTGGCCTCTTCTGAAGTAGAAGTAGCAAGAGTATCTGCAGTTAGAAATGCATTTCAATCTCAAGAAGGAGCACAAAAAATACAAATGCCTATATATGCTGCAAAGACTAGAATAAGTGCAAGATTACTAAGCGGAAATGCAGCAGCAAATACAGCAAACGTAAAAATACAATATCATTTATATTAAAGGTAGGAATGGCAAACAGAGAATATAATATAGGTTCAAACGCGAATGGTGGTGTAATTAACCCTTATGGATGGGGCTATCAAGATTTCACTACTCCTGGCGGAACTGCATTAACTATATCTGACAATGAAAATGGAAGTAATGTCAGTTTTGATAGCACAAAAGTAATAGCTAGTAGCGGAGTAATAGTCCGTAAAGATGATACTGATTCTCTAGCGTATAGTGGTGCTGTTAGATTATTTAGCACTAAAATTGTTGTTTCTGCCCATGTAGGGGTAGGCATAACTTTAAACGCAATTCCTAATGCTGCCTGGGGTGATCTAAGAGTATATTACTTATACAATTACGGAACTTTACCTCAAAATTATACATTAGCTCCTGTTTTTATCAGAGACACTAATTTGGTAGAAATAGATAACTTATTTATAACTGAGGAAGAATTAACGGCTGCTGGTTATGCTACAGTAGCATATGTCAACTCAGAAGTTTTATGGGAAGCAAGCGGAGGGATATATTATCCAGAAGCTATTGGTATCATAGGTGGTGGAGTTGTTAATACAGATGAATTTCATATTATTGCTAACGCAGTACTTGGCACTGGTATATATCTTGAAGACGATGGAACAATCTCAACAGATACAGTTACATATGAAGCTTTAGTAACAGCAGACAATGATATACCTAATAAAAAATATGTAGACGATTTAGTCGGTGGCGGTTTTAATCCAGATACGGACGCCTTTAATATAGGTACGGATGCTGCTTCTGCTGGAACTAGTGCTGTTGCACTTGGACATGATACTATTGCTAGTGGTTCCGAAAGCATTGCAATAGGATTTGACTCCACAAGCACAGCTACACAAACCATAGCAATTGGAGATAGTGCTAATGCCGATGCTGATGGAGGCATAGCAATCGGTGACGGAGCTGATGCTGGTGGAACTGATTCTATAGCTATCGGTGATGGAGCAAATGCTAATGGTACTAATGCTGTTTCTATAGGTAATCAAACTACTGCTCCTGGTTTATCTGCTCTTTCAGTGGGCAATCTAGGTGATATAGTAGGTAACTACTCTGTAGGTATAGGATATAATATAGATATATTAGTAGGTGCTCCTTATGCTACTATTATAGGTAAGGGTGATGTACTAGATTTATATGGAGAATATTCTGTTGGTCTTGGTCATGATCCTGCTCCTACTGGAGCGGATTCAATATGTATAGGAAAAGATGGAGATGCTTCTGCAGCAGGTTCAATAGCAATTGGAACTACAGCAAATGCAACTCATGAAAATTCAGTAGCGCTTGGTGATGTGGCAACAACATCAACTACTAATCAAATAATGCTTGGCGGCGCTACTAATGATGATGTTACAGTTATGGGAGGTCTATATATAGAAGAAAGAGCAGACGCATTTACAAACAGAGCTGGATTTGGTCAAATATTTGCTAAGGATAATGCAGGTACAACAGAGCTTTGGTTTGAAACTGATGCTGGTGCGCAAGCACAATTAGGCTTACCAGGATTTGATGCTGATGTAGATGCTTTTAACATAGGCAATGATGCAGTATCTAGTGGTGGTAATTCAATATCGTTAGGACACGATTCGGACGCTACTGGTGCTGAATCAATAGCGATAGGTTATGCAGCACAAAGTACTGCAGTACAAACTATAGCTATAGGAGATGCAGCTACTGCTAGTTTTAGTGGCGCAATAGCAATCGGTGACGGTGCTATAGCTTCAACTGCCGTAGGAACAATTGCAATAGGTAATAGTGCTTCTGCAACAGCACAATATGGAATTGGAATAGGACTTGTAGCATTAGCTAGTGGAGATGATAGTATATCAATAGGTAGGGCCTCAGACTCTATAGGAGATAGATCTGTAGCGATAGGATATACTGCTCAAGCTACAAGCCAAGAATCAATAGCAATAGGTGATGGTGCGGACGCAACTAACACAGCAGCCGTAGCCATTGGTGACAATACTACTGCTTCAGGCGCTTCTGGATCAGTAGCTCTTGGTGATGAAGCAAACGCAACACAAGCTGGAAGTATAGGCATAGGACACCAAGCGGGGGCTACTGGATCTAATAGTATTTCAATAGGTAGATCTAGTGATGGAACAGCTAATTACAGTGTTGCATTAGGATATGGATCACAATCTACACACAACAATAGTGCTGCATTAGGATGGAATGCTACGACAACAGCAGCTAATCAAATTATGTTAGGAACTGCTACAGAGGAAGTTATATTTCCTGGTGGAATGATTGTTCCATCTGGAACAGCTCCAACACCTACAACAGAAGGTGCTTTGTTTTTAGATACAGACGCTAGTACACATGGAAATTTAATGATTTATAGTAATGCAGCATGGAGATTAGTTAGAACATTAACTTAGAGGAAATTATGGACATAAACAAAAAAACTTTAATTGAATTAAAAGCTATAGCATATGATCTAATAGCACAAAAAGAACAAATAACAAAAGATTTACAGATAGTAAATAGTTTGATAAGTAAGAAGATAAAGGATAAACAATAGTAGGCACCAATTAAGCGGAGTGCAAAGGAGGCAATATGCCAAGAATTAATGATGAGTTGTTAAATGCTCAGTTAGAAAATGTTTCGTCTAATCCAGTTACAGGTTTATGGAAAGGACGTATGATATGGAATACGACCGATTTAGTAGCCAGGATATATGATGGAGCTAAATGGTCAAATATGGGAAGTGGTTCTGGAGCACAAGTTACCAGTCCACTAGCCGCAGAAACTTTAACAGTAGACACAGTACCAAGATTAGTAGCTTTATCACAAAAGAAATGCATAACAATTACGGCTGCTAACTCATGGATAGACATTGATGATGGAGGAGGAGAAATTTCTATTCAAACACTTTCTTCAGAAGCAACATATTTAATATATGACTTAAATGTTAGTGAAGATGCTTATGATTACTGTAAAGTATTAGAAGATGCTTTAAACGCTGCAGGAATGACTTACAGTGATTATGTAGTAACTTACAGTCAATCTACACGTAAAATTAACATAACCCACACTGCTGCTGGAAATTTTACAATACAATGGAAAACAGGAGTTCATGGCACAGACTTATTAGACACAAATATAGGACTTGCTATAGGGTTTGCAGTAGTTTTAGATGATTCAGGAGCTAAAACTTATACAGCAGATAATCCTATAGATGGTACAGCAAATACTTCATTGTTTGAGAAATCATTTGTATCACAAGTAGATAGTGCTTATATAATTAAATCAAGAAATTTTAGAGGAGTGGTGCAAACCACAACTACTAAAATGCAGCCTACAACTGTTGAATGGGATATAGAAATAGCTAATATGGGCAAATCTGACGGAGAAAAATATTACACTGGTTCTAGTATGATTACAATAGAAACTGGTGTGAATGACGCTATAGATTTTGATGAGGTAGGAGCAGAAATTAATGCCACATTAACAGCAGGATCTTATTATAG